AGCCTAGATTCACTTTTGATTATCAGATACAGTCAAATGTTGAGTGGCCACTTATTGTTGAGCCAGATCAAAGTTTTACATTAAAAGATAATCAGGCATTAACATTTAGTGGAACACATCAGATTCACTGGAGAGAGCCTAAGAACTTTGCAGACAATGAGTTTGTGGAGATGGTGTTTTTTCATTTTGTAGATCCAGAAGCAGAAACAAAAGACCTAGAAATTAATAAGGTGCTAAAAGAAAAAGCGTCTATCTATATGGAACAGTTCTTTGCAAACGGTGGTTTTACTAATGACGACTCAGAATAGTGTTCCAGGTCTTCACAAATATCTAACTGGCTTTGAAAACTATACAAAGCCATTGCCATTCTATATAGATGATCTATTTACTGCTGAACAAGATGCAGAGATAAGAAGAAGAATTGAAGAGAATAGACTTATTGAGCCTTTCTTTATTGGTGATAAGATTGAAGATGGATATATTCGTCAATCAGAATTTAAAAGTCGATATCAGCCAAAGATCCCACGCAACATGGCAAGAATGTTAATTGAATTTGACATGCCAGAAGATTGCGAAAAGCGTTTAGATGAAATCGCAAAGCCACTATATAAGGGAGACATAGCCTTATGTCACTGGAACTATATTGATTATAATATAAACTATGGTTATGGAGATAACTCTCCAGCCTTACCACCACACCTAGATGCTGATGAAAATCTTGTAACTATTAACTACTGTCCAAACACAAATATAGATTGGGACCTGTATGTAAGTAACTGGGATGATACTAATAATTTTACAAAATACTCCCTGAAGAGCGGACAAACAATTGTCTTTAGTGCTGTTAATCAAATACATTGGCGACCAAAGCGTAAGTTTAAAGAAGGTGAGTTTTGTGAGATTATAAGCATGGACTATTGCCCTACAACAAGTTATCGTTTTACTGGTGAAGATAATCCTATTGATCCAGAAAAAAATAAAGACAAAAGAAAAAAATATTTAGATGAGTTACAATCAAGACAGGATATGCAGTCAGCATTTAAAAAATGGAATGAAGACGGAATTTTAGATGGTATATCAATAGAATCGATGGGATAAAATGGAACAAAACAATACAACGATAGACATGATAAATGGATTGTCAGAAATTGCAGACTACATGGGTGACGAAGAACTTACAACTGCTTTAACTTTTATAGCCAAAGTCATTCTTAAGCCAGACATACCTTTAAATGTTGCTACGGTTGAAATAGTGAGACTACAAGCCATTGCTGCTAAAATGGCCTTTAAAGCCACCTGGATGGCTAATGTTGACAAATCAGATCGTGGTAAAAAGAATATCTACTACACTGCTGCAGAATCTATTAACAATTTAGTGTCGGCACTCAAATATATTACACGCTAGTCTGCTATACTTATAGTAATAGAAACGAGTAAAATATGACAAAAAGTTTATTGCAACAGATTATGGTTAAGCAAGAAAAGGCACCTATCCACCCAGTGGATGCTGCTGGGCTAACTGAAAAAATTCAGTCTGGTTATACAGTTAACCGTATTGACAAACAAACACAAAAGAAAACTTTTGCACCATCAACTATTGCCTATGGGCATGGAGAGTGTCCAAGATACTGGTACCTTGCTTTTGACGGACAAATGTTTGAGGATGATGCAACACCATATAGCGCAGCAAACATGACTGCTGGGACAAAGTCCCATGAAAGAATTCAAGAGGCTATGGGCAATGTACCAGATTTCCTTGTTGATTCAGAGTTTAAGATTACACATAACGATCCACCAATCTTTGGTTACGGAGATGTTATTGTTAATTGGCAGGGAGAAGAACTTCTTGGTGAAATTAAAACAATGATGAACGAAGGGTTTGAGTACCGTAAGGCGCACATGAAACCAAAGACTGGTCATTTAATCCAGTTGCTTATTTATATGAAAATTCTTAAGAAGCCTAAAGCAGTTCTTATTTATGAAAATAAAAACAATCATGAATTGCTTATTCTTCCAGTAGAAGTAAATGATTATTATCGTCGGTGGGTAGACCAGACGTTTGAATGGATGAGATCAGTTCGTAAGGCTTGGGTTGACAGGACCCTTCCTGAAAAGAACTATCGCTCAAATTCAAAAATTTGCAAATCGTGTCCAATTAAAAAGGCATGTGATGCTGCTGGTAAGGGAGACTTTAAACTAAAGTCTATGGAGCCTCTAGATGGTAATTTGCCAATGGTGTGACAAACAATTTCAAACAGAGATAAATTATCAAATATATTGCTCTTCAGAGTGTAGAGAAAAATCAACAAAAGAAAAAATTGCTCTTCGCTATATGATGGGTAAAAGAAAAAATAGGATTGGTAAAGATAGAAGATGTAAATCTTGTAACGAAAAACTTTCTATTTATAATGATGAAGAACTTTGTAGTATTTGTAATGTTAATCCAAAGGATGTAACGAAAGCAATAAAAAATATTAAGGGGTACATGAATGGCAAAGAATAAGTGGGGTATGGAATTACCTCCAAAAACCATTTGTGCCATTGACGCCAGTACCAACAGCCTTGCTTTTTCTTTGTTTTCTGGAGAAAATCTAGGTATAGTGGGTAAGATTAATTTTCAAGGAAACAATACCTATGAAAAAGTTATGGACGCAGGGAAAAAAGTAAAGGGATTTTTTGATTACTATGGAGGGTTTGAGGCAATAATTATTGAGCACACAGTGTTTATGAATAGTCCAAAAACTGCTGCTGATCTTGCATTAGTTCAGGGAGCAATCCTTGGGGCAGCAGGCCAATCAGGAACAAAGGTAATTGGAACTGTTTCTCCGATTACTTGGCAGAACTACATAGGAAATAAAAAAATATCTAAAGATGAACAGGTTGTCATAAGATATCAATATCCTGGAAAGTCTATCTCTTGGTATAAGACATACGAAAGAAACCTTCGTAAAGAAAGAACAATAAAATTTATTAACACAATCTATGATAGAACTATTACTGATAATGATGTTGCAGATGCTTGTGGGATTGGTCACTGGGCTGTAAAAAATTGGGGGAAAGCAATTGGAGTTGACAAATAATATTATGGCTGCTAAACTATATACATCAGAAGTCTTTATGCGTAAGAGATATCTTATGGACAAGAAGACTCCAGAAGAGATTGCGAAGGAGTGCGGAGTTAGTCTAGAGACTATTTACGTATACCTTGCTAAGTTTGGATTGAGGAGGTCAAAACGATGAATAAAGTTGAGAAAGCGTTAGTAGCACTTGCTGTAGCAGGTGCTGTTGGTTTTGCTTTTGCATTTGCTGCATTAAAAGGAATTCCAGAAGCATTTGATTGGGAGACAGAGGATGAGTGATAGTTTAAACATAACAGTTGACCAAGTTAACAACCCTTTACACTACACCTCAGACCCATCTGGCATTGAGTGCATTGAGATAACTCGTCATCGTAATTTTAATATTGGTAATGCATTTAAGTATCTGTGGAGAGCAGGACTTAAAGATGAAGCAAAGACAATACAAGATCTTGAGAAAGCAATTTTCTATATCAAGGATGAAATTAATAGACTAGAAGGAAAATATGTCAACTGAAGATGATCTAGTTAAGCACCTTGACCAAGTAAATCAGGTAGTAGAAGAATACCTTAAGGGCAATGACCCAACTGTAATCTCTAAGCAACTTTCAATACCAAGACAAAGAGTTGTAACACTTATCAATGAGTGGAAGGTTATGGCATCTGCTAATGATGCTATCCGTGCTCGTGCTAAGGAAGCCCTTGCAGCAGCAGATACTCATTATAGCAAATTAGTTTCTCGTACATATGAAGTTATTGATGAAGCATCAATGACAAACAATCTTAGCGCAAAGACTGCTGCAATTAAACTTGTCATGGATATTGAGTCTAAGCGTATTGACATGCTACAAAAGGCTGGTCTGCTTGAGAATAAAGAACTTGCAGAAGAAATGATGGAGATTGAGAGACGTCAAGAAGTTCTTGTTTTAATATTAAAAGATATTGCATCTGAGTATCCACAGGTTCGTGATGAGATTATGCGTAGACTTTCTTCGTTTGCAAAAGACAACGAGGTGATTACCGTTGTCCACGACGTTCAATGATTTTCTTGAAGTACTTAAGGATAACCATTTTCAAGAGACACCAGTAAATGCAAAGACATTTGTTGAGGGTGAAGCCTATCTAGGTCAGCCTGGACTTTCTGATATTCAATATGACATTGTTGAAGCAATGAGTCAGATATATCGTAAAGAAGATCTCATTGACATAATGGGAGAAGAAGAAGGTACAAGATACTTTGAAAAATATACCAAGAATGAGATTATCCTGCAACTTGGCAAGGGATCTGGAAAAGACTTTGTATCAACAGTAGCATGTGCATATATCGTATACAAACTTTTATGTTTGAAAGACCCAGCAAAGTATTTTGGTAAGCCAGCAGGAGATGCTATTGATTTAATTAACGTTGCTATTAACGCTCAACAGGCTAAGAATGTTTTCTTTAAAGGTTTTAAATCAAAGATTGAAAGATCCCCATGGTTTGCTGGAAAGTACTATGCAAAAGCAGACTCAGTTGAGTTTGATAAGTCTATAACTGTTTACTCTGGTCACTCAGAAAGAGAATCGCATGAGGGTTTAAACCTTCTTCTTGCAGTGCTTGATGAGATCTCTGGTTTTGCATCTGAAGTTGGAACAGGTAATGAACAAGGTAAGACTGCTGAGAATATCTACAAGGCTTTCCGTGGATCAGTTGACTCTCGTTTCCCAGACCTTGGCAAAGTTGTTTTGCTTTCATTCCCAAGATACCCAGGAGACTATATCTCAGAGAAGTATGATGCAGTTGTTGCAGAAAAAGAAGTAGTTGAAAGAACCCACGAGTTTATCATTAACCCATTGCTACCAGATACAGACCCAAACAATAAGTTTGAAATTTCCTGGGATGAAGACCACATAATCTCGTACAAATACCCTGGAGTGTTCGCACTAAAAAGACCTACATGGGAAGTAAACCCAACAAGACAGATTGATGATTTTAAGATTGCTTTTATGACTGACCTTGGAGATGCAATGATGCGCTTTACCTGCGTACCAACCTTTGCTTCTGATGCATTCTTTAAGCAACAAGAAAAAGTAAAAGCCTGCATGACACTTAGAAACCCTGTGGATAACTTTAGAAGGTTTGACGAAGCCTTTAAACCAGATCCAACTAAAAAGTATTATGTGCATGCTGACCTTGCCCAGAAGCACGATAAGTGTGCTGTTGCTATTGCACATGTAGAAAAATGGGTAAACATACAAGTCATCAACAACTACGAACAAGTAGCACCAATTGTAGTAGTAGATGCAGTAGCATGGTGGGAACCAAAGGTAGAAGGCCCAGTTAATCTTTCAGAAGTTAAGCAATGGATTCAGAACCTTAGAAGAATAGGTTTTGATATTGGCATGGTTTCATTTGACCGTTGGCAATCATTTGATATTCAGAATGAACTCAAGCAGGTTGGAATGAAAACTGATACTGTTTCTGTTGCTAAAAAACATTATGAAGATATGGCTATGCTTGTATATGAGGAAAGACTTGCTATGCCAGCAATAGATTTATTATTTGATGAACTAACACAGTTAAAGATTATGAAAAATGACAGAGTTGATCACCCACGCAAAAAGTCAAAGGACTTGGCTGATGCTGTGTGTGGAGCAATATTTGGAGCAATATCACATACTCCAAAAAATATAGACACTGAAGTAGAGGTTCACACCTTTAAAGACAGACCAAAGACTCCAGAAGAGCAATTTGACCTGGAGAGTCGCAATGTGATACAATATAAACCTAGCCAAATAGATGAGATAAAAGACTATTTGGATGGACTAAAAACACTATAAACAAGGAGAATAACGAATGAATTCATTCAAGAAAATCGCACTAGCCATGGTTGCAGCCATGACTTTGGGCACAATGGTAGCAACACCTGCAAGTGCTGCTGTAATGACAGTAGCAGTAACTCTTGGAGCGGCAAATACAGATAAGTCATCTGCTTCATCAATTTCTACACCTGCTGTATTACCAGTGCCTGCAGACAACACAGTTGACATTACTGATGCACTAAAGTTTGTTTCAACAGTTGACACAGGAACAGTCGTTTCTGTAGTAGCAACAAATGCAACAATCGTGTCTGCACTACACACATCTGCTGCACCAATTGGAGCAACGTCAGGATCATCAT